AGCTAGAAAAGCCTTCTCCCGGAGTTGCAATAGCGGGCGGTCAATGCTAGATAACAGGCATGGACGAGAACAAACAAACAACCGAGACGGCGGAAGAGCGCGAGAAGTTGTTGAATCAGCTCGACGCGACTGGCCGCAGTCTGGTCGAGCGGATTCTGGCGCAGCATCCGGAGCTGACGGCGGCGGAAGCGATCGCGCACGTCCAGGAGATGGGCGGGCTGTAGTCTCGCGCGGCGGCGGTGCTGGCCACGATGTGTCCGGCGAGCCGCGCGACGAGCAGGGCCGTTGGACCGATGGCGGCGGCGATGGTAGCGACAGCTATTCCAGCAGCCCGCCGAGTTCACGTGAAAAAGACAAGCATGTCGCAGCGGTCTACAAGCCGACTGGCGCTGCGGTTACCGCAGCCAAGAAAGCCGGTCGCACGCCGCTGGAATTTCATCAACTGACGGCGGACGGTAATCAGCGTTTCCACGATGCGATCATTAAGGCGAAAGAAAACCTGAAGTTCGGCGCGTCGGTGCATGCCTACGATGCCGCTGACTATCGCGGCATGAAGACCTACGTGACGCCCGACGACAAGGCCGGCTTCGCGCTCAAGCCGGACGGTGATATCGTATCCGCATTCAGTCAGTCGAAGGCCAAGCGCGCCGGTGATTCGATTTTGGCGTTGGCGGTGCAGCACGGTGGCCGCAAGCTCGACGCGTTCGACACGGTGCTGCCGGCGATCTACAGCGACAACGGCTTTCGCGCAGTGGCGCGGATTCCCTGGAACGAAGAGTACAAGCCGGCCGATTGGGACAAGAACACGTTCAAGAAATTCAACGGCGGCAAGCCGGATGTCGTGTTCATGGTGCACGATCCGGCAAACGCCGCGCCCTACAAGCCGGGCGACGGCAAGCGCGTGTCGAGTTACGAGGAAGGTGTTGCCGAGCAGGACAAGGCGCTGAAGGAGATCGAGAAGGGGCGCGAGCATCCGGGCAAGGGCTATTCCCAGAACGCCTATGTCGATCATCAGGGCGTGATTCACACCTCGAACGTTTATGACGCGCAGCGCGCGCTGTTCGAGGATCGCAAGGTCGAGCTGACGCAGGTCAAGCAGATATCGACCTTGATCAAGCGGCTCGGTGAGACCGCCGCGGAGATGGCCGAGCACGGTGAAACTGCGCCGACCTTCAATCTCTGCAACGTCAGCGTCAAGGGCACCAACTTGTTTTGCGCCGACCAGATTGGCATTCCGCGCGTCGAGATGCCGGTGATCCGCGCCGGCAAGACCAAGGACTTCATCAAGCATCTCAAGAAGCTTGGCTACAAGATCGAAGAGACCAAGGAGGAAGCGCGCAATCTTCGTGCCACACAGAACGAGATCAGTGGTACTAAGGTCGCTGCCGCGATGGCGCGGATCAAGCAGGAAGGTTTCTACAAACGTCTCGTGGTGTCGCGTGATGATTACATTCTCGATGGTCATCATACCTGGGCTGGTCAGCTCGGGCTCGACGCCAAGGATGGCGATCTCGAAGATGACGGCCGCGAAGTCAAGATCGCGCGGGTCGATATCTCGATCACCAAGTTGCTCGAAGAAGCCGAGAAGTGGACCGGCGGCGCCGGCAAGAAGCCGGCCAGCGAAGCGCCAAAGGGTTATCAGTTCGTCACGCTGCGCGAGGCGCAGCGGTTACTGGACGTGACGACCTACCAGAAGTTCGTCCTGATTGCGGGGCAGTTTCTTACAGCCAATGGCCATCTCGCGCGTGGCATCGAGAACATTCGGATCACGGTGCCGATTGCGCGCGAGTTTGACGACGCGCTGCATCCGCATCAGCCGGCCGGGCAGGGTGGTGGTCAGTTCGCGCCGACCGGCGGCAGTGACAAGCCGGCGGCGCCGAAGAAGCCGGCGGCGTCGCCGGCAGCGGCAGCAGAACCGGCTCAACTACAACCTGAACCTCCGGGATACGGATTGTCGCCAGCCGAGCACGACAAGCTCGATGATTGGACAATGGGCGAGCCGAAATCGGCGGCCTACAGCAAGATGCGCAAAGACCCGAAGATGATCGCGATCATGGCCAAGCTGCCCAAGTACGAGGGCACGGTTTATCGCGGCACATCGTTCTACAAAGGCAAGATCGGTTCGATCAAGGTCGGGAGCATCGAAGACATCATCGGCAAGACGTTCGATATCTCCAAGCTGTCATCGTCATCGACTGATGGTGCAAAGGCTGCGGAATTTGCTGTAAATGACGTGCTGAGCCCGACGACCGGTGAGCTGAAAAAAGGCTATACGGCCGTGGTTTTCAAGATGGATCAGATGAGTGGACATCAGGTGCCGTCGGATATCGATCGCGGCGTCGAGAAAGAAGTCGTGCTGATGCCGCACACTACTTTTCAGGCGATCAATGTCGCCGATATGACGGAAGCGACCAATGGTGTGAAGTACAAAGAAGTCACGATGAGGGAAGTATGAGCGAAGACAGGCTCGGCGCTCGCATCACGGAAGAGACCGACGACACGGAATGGCTCACGCCGGTCGGGCAGAAGTTTGATCCGAACGAACCGCGTGATGAGCAGGGTCGCTGGACCGATGGCGGCGGCAGTGATGACGCCGGGTCGAGCAAGCCGGTCGGCGGTGGCGGCAAGGAAGGCGGTCAAGGCAAGAAAAAGGTCGAGAAGCTCGCCGATTTCCAGAAGGACGGCGTGCGTATCGATGCCAGTACGGCGGCCGACGACGCCAAGGCGCAAAAATTTCTAGAGCGCTGGAATGATAAGATCGGCGAGGCGCCGGCCGAGTTCAAGCAGGAATTTCTCGGTGGCCTCAACGGCACGATGAAAGTTGGTTACGACGAACGCGAAGACCGAATCGATATCGACGGCCAGATCAAGGACGACAACGGCAGCACGATCGCGGATTATACGCGTTATGTTTTTCCTGGCCAGAACCGGGCCTATTCCGCTTACTTTGAAGTCAAACGCGCAGCGCAGCACGGAAAAGGTGGCCAGAACATCGGCAAGACGCTGCTTAAAGCCAACGTCGAGATGTATCAGAAGCTCGGTCTCGACAAGGTTACGGTGTCGGCCAATCTCGATGTCGGCGGCTACGCCTGGGCGAAATACGGCTACGTGCCGACGCGCAGTTCATGGGATTCATTGCGCGGCGCGATCGCCGACAAGCTGAACGACAACGGTGATCGCGCCAGCCATCGCGCGTCAGGTTCGGGTTATACGCCAGAAGAGTGGGATGCGATCGGTAACGACGATCAAAGCCGGATCGAGCGGGCATGGATGGAGTCGGTGCGCGACGAGTTCGTTCAATCCGAAGAGCAGAACTACCGCGAGAGCGGGCAGGCGATGGAAGATGCCAAGCGCCAGCTCGCCGACAATTTCGATCCAACCGACAAATGGGCCGTGGCCGCGCTCAAGACGTGGCGCGAAGGGCTCGACGACGAAGGCAAGAGCATTCCCTACACCAACGAGGAATTGCTTAACGCGGTGACGATAGACGATTACTCGTCGCGCTATGGCGAGGGTCGTGACGATCCTGACATCGAGATCGACGACAAGCAGCTTCCTGATTTGCAGCCTGGACAGGGGACGCTGCCCGGCATCGAGGTAGCGCCTGCGCTTAGCGATGACACACGCGACAAAATCGTTAGTGTGCTTACTGAGGCGTTCAACGAACAGGCTGAAACCGACGCCGACAACGCTGATTATACGCCGGATGATCACTACATTCGCGAGTCCATGGGCGAGTACTGGGATTCGATGAGCGATCGCGACAAGTACGCCTGGGCCGAACGCAACAGCGAGTTGCCGGAATATCCGCTCGATGACGACGAGGATGTCGAGCCGGTCGAAGTAGCGGATGACACACAGCGCAGTGCGCTGTTGAAATTGACCGATAGCAATAATCCGAAGGCGCTGTGGGCGATCGCCGATTCACCGGCGGGCAAGGATTTGCTGCTCAATACCACTTGGTCCGGTGTGCTTGATCTCAAGGACAAGGACACCATGGATCGTTTCAACGCCTACGTCGGCAAAAAGAAGGCCGCTTGAGCGATGCCGAAGCCTGAAAAAGAATTGTACTACCGCGACAAGGGCAAGCGGCATGATGAGACATTGCACACGCCGATTCTCGCTGAGGGCGACCACGCAGCCGCGCAGAAGATCAGCGACAAGGTCGCGCGTGAGATCGGTTTAACCGACGCCGAGATCGAGGCATTGCACGCGCCAGTCCCACCGAAGAAGACAGGCAAGTAAGACACCAGCATTGTGAGCCCGGGGGGTCGCGATGTGAGTGAACGATGGTGTTCGGCCCGCTAGACAACGTTTCCAAACAAACCTGGATTCTGATCGTTGTGATCGCCGTTGTGGTGGTCACGGCGATTTTGTTGGTTCAGCTATAGGAGAAGCTCATGCCGATCAAGCCGCACAAGGGCGAGAGCCAAAGCGATTTCATGGGTCGCTGCATGCATGAGCTTGGCCAGAGCGACACCGAGCGTCCGCAGGATCAGAAGGTCGCGATCTGCATGAGCGCGTGGCGTGATGCGCATGGCGGTGAGCCGCCGAAGAAGTCGTGCGATCCGAACGACTATGACGACGATGAGCACGAAGAGTTTATGGCCGATTGTATCGATGAAGGCGGCGACGAAGACGAATGCGCAATGCGCTGGAACGAGGAACGCGGCGCAAAGCCGCCGGTGCAGCGCGTCGAGCATAAGCCACTGTATCACAAGACCCACAGCGGCACCGTGCAGGAAATGGAGTTCGTCATGTCTGACGAAACCGTTGATCGCATGGGTGATGTGATCTCGGCGAGCGGCTGGGAGCTGGAGAACTTCCACAAGAATCCGGTTTGTCTGTTCAATCACAGGGCTGATTTCCCGATCGGCCGATGGAAAAATCTGCGCGCTGAGAAAGGCGCGCTGCGCGGCTATTTGCAACTGGCACCGGAGGGCACTTCACCGCGGATCGACGAAATTCGACGGTTGGTCGAGGCCGGGATTCTGTGTTCGGTCTCGGTCGGTTTTCATCCGCTTGAAAGTGAGCCGCTCGACAAGAAAGCCGGTTCGTTCGGCGGCATGCGTTTTCTTAAGCAGGAATTGATCGAAACTTCGCTGGTCAGCGTGCCGGCGAACCCGAATGCCTTGGCGATTGCCAAATCGCTGGGGGTCAGCTCCGCAACAATCGACGTCGTCTTCGCCAAGCACGGCAACAGAGAGGACGTCAGGACGCGGGACTTCACTGCCAAGCACGGCAACACGTCTCATGATCGAAGGGGCAGGATTATGCCCGAAGTTCAACTGTCACAACGCATTATCGATCTGCAGCAGCAGATCGCGAACCTGCAAGAAGGATTGCAGGCGCATCTCGATAAGATGGACGACACCAATGTCAGCGATGCTGATATGCAGAAGACCAACGATTACAACGCAAGAATCACGCAGATGCGTAACAACCTTGCGGGGTTGATCGAGTCCGAAAAGAATCTCGCCGCGTCGGTGGATTCTGTTGTCGATCAGCGGCGGCAACGCGCGCTGGCGACGACATCGATGAGCAGAGACCCGGAGATCGTCAGTCCGGCAATTCTCAGGCAGTCGAAAAAGGACTGGGAACCGATCGACTACCTCGTGCACGCAGGTGTTTGCCACGCGCTGGCGAAAATCTGCGGAACGTCGCCGCACTTCGAGATGACGCGCATCTACGGCAACGACGACGCGCACAAGACGGTGCTCGACTGGACCATGCGCGCAGCCGCAGCACCGGCCATGACGACGGTGGCCGGCTGGGCGCAGGAGCTGGTGCATCAAATCTACGCTGACATGATGGCGCTGCTGTTGCCGCAGTCGGTGTTTCCGCGGTTCTCTGCCAAGGGCATGACGCTGAGCTTCGGCAACGCCGGCAAGATTCTGCTGCCGACGCGCTCGGCAACGCCGTCGATCGCCGGCTCGTTCGTCGGTGAAGGCATGGCGATCCCGGTGCGGCAAGGTGCGTTCACCAGCCAGACCTTCACGCCGAAAAAGATGGGCGTGATCACGACTTGGACTCGCGAGATGGGCGACCACAGCATTCCCGCGATCGAGGGCGTGCTGCGTGAAGCCATCCAGCAGGACACTGCGATCTCGCTGGATTCGGTTCTACTCGACGCCAATGCGGCGACCACGATCCGTCCGGCTGGTCTCCTGAACGGTGTCGGTGCGACGACGGCGACGGCCGGCGGCGGTGTTGCGGCGGTGGTCGGCGATATCAAGGCTCTGCTTGGTTCGCTGGTCACGGCGACTAAGGGCAATGTTCGTTCCCCGGTATGGCTGATGAACCCGGTGGACATGCTGTCGGCCTCGTTGGTGTTTGCCGCCAACACTGGCACGTTCCCGTTCCGCGACGAGATCGGTCGCGGCACGCTGAACAATATCCCGATCATCGACTCGGCCACGGTGACGGCCAAGACGGTGATCCTGACCGACGCGGCGGATTTTGTCGTCATGCAAGGCGACAACGTGCGCTTCGACATCTCGGATCAGGCGACGTTGCACATGGAAGACACCAATCCGCTCGATCTGGTGTCCGGATCGCCCGGTGTCGTGGCGTCGCCGCAGCGCTCGCTGTTCCAGACCGACAGCCTCGCGCTGCGCATGGTCTTCCCGGTGAACTGGGCGTTCCGCCGCAGCGGCATGGTCAGTTGGACCCAGAATGTGACATGGTAGACTTTACTTTACTGGTATCATACTGATAGGGTGCCCTCTGTCAACTTAAAAACAGAGGGTATCCAATGCGCCAATTGACAATCGAGAAAGGCGACAAATTCGGAAAACTTACGGTGATCCGAGAGGTTGCTAAGATTGGTCATTACCGGGCTTTCAAGCTCAAATGTGAATGCGGAAACACCACGACGGTTAAGCTCAACGCGTTGCGCAAGAAAAAACGTCCAACACTTTCGTGTGGATGTTTGCATATCGCATCCTTGGGTAATCGTCGCACACATGGGATGTCAAAGACACTGACTTATACGACATGGCTAGCGATGAAGAATCGTTGCGAAAATCTGAGCCACAAAGCCTATGTGAACTATGGTGGACGCGGCATTCGTGTTTGCAAGCGGTGGCAAAAGTTCGAGAATTTCCTCGAAGATATGGGGGAGCGACCGAACGATCAGTCTGAGATCAGTCGCATAAACAACGATGGCAATTATCAACTTGATAATTGCGAATGGACCGATGACGGGACGGCGCAGATTCGCAACCGTCGAAAACAAAAAGATACGAGCAGTCGATTTCGTGGTGTTGATTATTGGGTGTCCAATAACAGTGTCACCGAAGGCTGGCGTGCTCGTATCACGATTGACGGCAAGCTACATCACATCGGTCTGTTCGACCGGGAAAAGAAAGCAGCGCGTGCCTACGATGAAGTCGCGCGTTTGCATAAGGGATACATTCTCAACTTCCCGAAATGAAAATTATGAACGTCGGCACTTATGCATAGGTGCCGGCGTTGAGATGTCGCGTTCCTCGTGGTGACGGAGTCCTTGACCGACACGGGGCGTCTGGGCGGAAGTGACAGCAAATGGGCTTCCGCCCCTTTTTCCCGAACAACGGAGATCATCATGGCTGAACAGCATTTGAGTGAAAACGCACGGCGCGAGCTGGAGGCGAACCGCGAGGCGCGTGCCGAATCCTATCGGCAGTTCGCCGAACGCACCAAGGGCAAACCGACGCCGACGCAGGACGAGAACGATCGCGCCATGCTCGGCGAATCTTTTATCGGTGTCGAGCACGAGCATGACGGCTCCGATCCTGATCCGAACGAGGAACAGCGTCGGCAGTTCGAAGCGCAACGCGGCGGCAGCTATCAGACGCGGCAAACGCAGGCGCGTCCGGCGCATCAGCCGTCAAAGCCGGCATCATCGAGCTAACAACAACCAAACGGCCCCGGTCTTTGCCGGGACCGTTGTCTCCAGCGCAAAGGTCCGGCATGTCATGGGCGCTCGCGAGTTGCTCGCGCGTGGATTGCGCACGCTTACCAAGGCGGTCGAAGGCGCGCCGCGACCAGGGCCGTACAGTCTACCCGTTACGGGCGGCTGGCTGCCGGACGGCAGTCCGACCAACTGGTGGCAGCTCGGGCAGGACCCGAATCCGTATGGCACGCGATCGGCGATGGTGGAAGCGTGCATATCGGCCTACTCGCAGACCATCGCGATGTGCCCCGGCGATCACTGGCGCAAGAAACCCAAGGGCGGACGCGAGCGTGTCGCCAATTCGGCGCTGTCGCGCATCCTGAAGAAGCCTAACGCTTACCAGACGCCGTCCGATTTCATGCTCAATGCGGTGCGGCAGGTCTATCTCGACGGCAATGCGTACGCGCTGGCGCTGCGCAATGACCGTTTCGAAGTTTCAGAATTGCATTTGATGGACACACGGCTGTGCAAGCCGGTCGTCGCGACTACCGGTGATGTGTTCTACCGGTTAGCCGGTAACGCCGTGATCGAGAAAATGATGCTCGACGAATACCCGCTCTTGGTGCCGCAGCGGGACGTTCTGCACATCCGCTTGCACGCCGACCGGCGATACCCGTTTCCGCTGTGGGGCCAGACGCCGTTGCTGTCGGCCGCAGCGGACATGGCGACAACGGATGCGGTGATGTCGCAACAGATTCAGTTTTATCTGAATCAGGCGCGGCCATCGGCGGTGCTGACCACTGATCTCGATCTCGACGCCGATCAGGTAGTGGCGTTGCAGGATCGCTGGGATGAGCGGTCGCGTGCGATGGCGCAGGGCAAGACGCCGGTGTTGACTCACGGCCTGAAGGTGATGCCATGGGCGTCGGTCGGTCGCGATGCGCAGCTCGCCGAACTGTTGAAATTCTCGAAAGAGAATATCGCGCTGGTGTTTCGCGTACCTTTGGCGGTGCTCGGGCTCGGCGGCGCGACCTTCGGATCGACCGAAGCGCTGATGCAGTTCTGGATTTCGACCGGTCTGGGATTTGCGCTCAACCATGTCGAGCAGGCGTTCGATCGGCTGTTTCAGCTCAAGGGCCAGCCGGATGAGTACACCGAGCTATCAACCAAGGCGTTGCTGCGCTCGGCGGCCAAGGATCGCATCGAGGCGTTGAAGGAAGGCGTCATGGGCGGCATCTACTCGCCCAACGAAGCGCGCAACGAAGAGGATTTGGATAGTGTGCCGTTCGGCGACGAGCCGCGCGTGCAGCAACAAGTGGTGCCGTTGAGCGCGGCTTCAGCCATTCAACCGGGCGCAGGCGGCGCGACGGGGCCGCATCCGCCGCCCGCGCCGCCGGCCGGCGGCCAGCCGCCTGCGGGAGGCGTGCCGATCGTTTCGTCTCAACCATCTTCGAAAGCCGACAGTTATGACGATGCAGCCTCAATCGAACGGGAAAGCCGACGAATTTTTGCTGCCGCCGCCAGAGTCTACCGACATCCTACTTGATGCGTGGCGCAAGATTCTCGGCGAAACGCTGGCGGAAGAGCGCGCCAATTGGCAGCGCAGTCGCGAATTGTCGGAAGCGCGATCCGCGCAGATCATCGCCGAGCTGAAGACGCAATCGATGCAGCTCGTCACCGAGCTGGCGACGCGCACGTTCGAGTTGGAGCGCAAGCTTGAAGCATTGGTGCATCAGAAGTTGTCCGATGCCGAAGTCATGATAAAAGATCGCTTGTCCAACTTGCGCGATGGTGCGCCCGGCGAGAAGGGTGAGCGCGGCGAGCGCGGCGAGAAAGGTGATCCGGGTGGCATCGGGTTAACAGGGCCGCAAGGCTATGCCGGTGAACGCGGCGAAAAGGGTGAACGCGGTGCTGTAGGTGCGCCCGGGCCGCAAGGATCGCAGGGCGAGCGCGGCGAGAAGGGCGAGCGCGGTGACGTTGGTACTGTCGGGGAGACGGGCGAAAAAGGTGATCGGGGCGAGCGGGGCGAACCAGGAGAAAGAGGCGAACATGGCGAAAAAGGCGAGCAAGGCGAAAAAGGCGAGCAAGGCGAAAAGGGCGAGCGCGGCGAACAAGGACCGCGCGGTGAAGCGGGTACGCCCGGGCGGCAAGGCGAAAAAGGCGAAAAAGGCGAAGCGGGCGAGGACGGCAGCGACGGACTGACCATCATCGGACCCGAAGGCCCGTGCGGGCCTTCCGGTCCGCGTGGTGAGCGCGGCGAGACCGGGCGGGAAGGTCTGCGCGGTCAGCCGGGCGCAATGGGTCCGGTCGGCGGGCAAGGCCCGCGCGGCGAACCGGGCGAGCCCGGTGCACCGGGTGCGGATGGCCCGGCAGGTCCGGCAGGCTCGGTCGGTCCAAGCGGACCACCGGGCGAGTCCGGCGCACCGGGCGATATCGGCCCGATGGGTCTGCGCGGACCTATGGGCGAGCGCGGTGAGCGCGGTGAGCGCGGCGCCAAGGGCGATCCCGGCGATATCGTGATCGGTCCGCAAGGGCCTGCAGGCGAACGTGGTGAGCGCGGCGCACCGGGCGCGCATGGTCCGACAGGTCCGGTCGGTCCACGCGGTGAACAGGGCAAGCCGGGGCGTGACGGAGTTGACGGAGTACGCGGCGCACCGGGCGCGCATGGTCCGACAGGTCCGGCTGGTCCGCGCGGCGAGCCGGGTCTACCTGGGCGTGACGGAGCTGACGGAGCGCGCGGCGCCGATGGCGCACGTGGCGCCGACGGCGCGCCGGGGCGTTTGCCGCCGGTCAAGCAGTGGCAAGCCGACGTCGTGTATTATGCCGGCGACGTGGTGAGCCACGAGCGCGGATCGTATCAGGCGCTGAAAGACACCAGCCGGCAGCCGGGCCGTAATCACGATTGGATTTGCATCGCCAGCGGCGGCGTCGATGCACGGTCGCCGCATGTGCGCGGCACCTATGATCCAACGGCCAGCTATCAGGCGCTCGACATCGTTGTCAGCAACGGCGGCAGTTTCATCGCCAGGAAAGACGATCCGGGCGAGCTGCCGGGCGACGGCTGGCAATTGATGGCGCGGCAAGGCCAGCGCGGCGTTGCCGGCGAGAAGGGCGAACGCGGCGAGCCCGGCGCACCGGGAGCGAAAGGCGAGCCCGGCGAGGTGGTGTTCAAGGGCTGGACCCATGACTGGAAAAACTTCGTTGCCGTGCCGCTGATGGCCGATGGCAAGCGTGGTCCGACCTTGGAGCTGCGCGGTTACTTCGAGCAATTCCAGAAAGACACCGATGGCTGAATACACGGTCAAGGTTCTGGTGCCGGCCACCGGCACTGATCTGTTGACGCTTGACGAAGCCAAGATGTGGCTGGGCATCACTGCGGGCGACACCTCGCAAGATGCGCTGATCGCAAGCTTGATCGACGTGTTTTCCGAAGAGATCGCCGAGCGACTCAACCGGCATCCGACGGTGACGATCGGCTATGAGGAAGTGCAAGAGACATGGCGCGATACGCAGAACGGCCGGATTCATCTGTCGCATTATCCGGTCAAGCAAGCCGATCTCATCAGCGTGTCGGACGCCGGTGTGATGCTGACGCCAGATCAGTACGAGCTTGCCGAGAACTCCGGCAAGCTGTCCAATATCAGTGTCGGCGGCGCCGAGCCGGTGAGTTGGACGCATCCGGTCGTGGTGCACTACAAGGGCGGCTACGCGTTGCCGGACGACTGCCCATTTCCACTGAAACGCGCGGTGGTGCTGTTGATCCGTGAGGAACGGATTCGCATGGTGCAGATGCAGACCGCCGGCATTCGTCAGATTTCGCACAAGGAAAGCCGGGTGGCGTTCTTCGATCCGAACGCGCTGTTGATTCACTCGGCCAGCGCCAAGTCGCCGACGCTGCAGGCGCTCGACAGCATTCTGTATCACTACATGCGGTTCCCGGTCTGATGTTCAACATCGAAGCGCGCACCGAGAAGATCATCGAACGGTTCGATGCGATGACCGAGAAGCTCGACACGTTCGGGGCTACCGACATGCCGAACGAGCTGACCGCTTGGCAGGTCGAGGACATGCACCGGAGATATCCGGAAACCAAGGTAGAAGAGGATCAGGCGAGCACGGAGATTTTCCCGCGTTCGCGCACTTATGCGCAGACGCATCCGCATCGGGTGGCGAAGCCACGGCGACAGATCGCCGCGATGCCGGTGCTGCGTCGTCAAACGAAATTGCAGCATCCGGTGCTGCGTCAGGCGCTGCTCGACATGCTGCATACGCGCATGGCCACGCTGCTCAACGGAAAGATCACATGGCGATAAATTTCTCGGTGACGAACTATCTGCCGGCGCAGAACATCTTCGGGCGCAGCATCACGGTCTACCCGATCAAGTCACAGCCGGGCGAGCCGGCTTATGTCGCTCGCGGCATTCTGGAAACGCGCGGCACCGCGATCCAGACCGATGCCGGCATGGTGGTGATGTCGGATCAGGAAACCATTCTGGATATCCGTGAAGCCGAGTTCGGCGTGATGCCGGTGCAAGGCGACTTGATCGAGATTCCGGCCGAGAACAGCATTCCGGCGGCGGGCACCTTCGAGATCACCGATGCGGCGTGGAATGGTGGCGGTGAAGTGACGTTGACGATCCGGCGCTACGAGCCGCCATCGAACACCTTCGTGATTCCCACAGCGAGCTGATGCGGCTTCCTCCGGAAAACATCGACACCGGCAACACCGGCACGATCCTGGACACCCAAAGCTATGCCTGGGTGCTGCTCGATTGGGTGTTCAATCGGCTGTCGAATGATCCGTTTTTTGTCAACTTCACGGTGGCGCGGATTTCGTCGGCGCTGCCGGTCGAGGTGTGGAATCAGGTGCCGTTTCTCGGGGTGTTTCTCACCGACGAACCACTGACGCCGGACAGCGCGATCAACCAGACAACGGTTCGGTTCGCGCACAGTGTGCAGATTGGTTTTCAGATCATCCTGCGCAACAACGACAGCGACAAGCTTCTGAAAGACCTTGATGCGGTGTCGTGGTTCATTCTGCGCACGCTGTTGCGCGACAGCGACTTGACCAACATGTTCGACAACGCGTCCGGGGCGGCGTTCGAGGGCTTTACGAGTGGCCGGGTGTCGAAGCCGCGTTATGGTCTTTCCGGCAGCAAGAACGAAACGCCGGTCGCGGAACGCGTGGTCAGTCTGACCTTCCGGTTCGTGACGATCTGGGCGCCGTACGGTTTCGACGATCTCGATCAGATTGTAGTGACGACGGCGTTTCCGATCGGCGGCACTGCGCAGGAGCAGGCGGCGGTCGAGCAGGTCACGCTGGTTTACGATTTCACCGAACAGACAGTCACACGCAAGGCTTTTGGGCGCGCGACCAGCATCGGCCGGGCGCAAGGCGTCTAACAACATCAGGAGGTGGTCATGGTGGACGAACAGATGAATGCTGGATTGGCAGAGCGCGAGCAGCGCAAGGCTGAGCGTGTGAAGCGGGTGCGTGAAACGGCCGGCTTGCCGCCGGTGCGCGTGCTGCCGGCCAATGATCTGATGCGCAAGCATCTGCGGCATCCGTCCAACAAAATCGGTTTTCGCGCCGAGGGCAGTGCCGAGTGGCCCAATGACAGCTTCACGCAGATGCGTTTGCGCGACGGCGATATCACGTTGGAGGAAAAGCCGGCCGGACAGGAAGCTGGCACGCAGCCGCAACCGCAGCCTGAAGCATCGCAAGGGCACGCCGAGACGCACAGCAGTCAAGGATCAGCACAGGGCGGTGAGCCCACCACCTGACAACTCTAACTTCTTTGGAGGGCTAACATGCCTGTCTCATTTGCCAACATTCCTGCCAACATAAAGGTCCCATTGTATTGGGTCGAAGTGGACCCTTCGATGGCGGGTCTGCCAAGTATCAATCTACGCGCACTGTTGGTTGGTATCAAGACCACCGCAGGCGCGGCGCCGGCAGATATTCCGCTGCCGATCGGCAGTCAGGCGCAAGCCGACGCTGCGTTCGGTCAGGGCAGCGAACTGTCCCGGATGTTCACTGCGTTCTACGCCAACAATTTCGCCAACGAGGTATGGGGCTTGCCGGTGGCCGAACCGATCGGCGGTGTCGCGGCGAGCGGCACGATCACGTTCACGACGCCACCGACCGCAGCCGGCACTGTCGATTTCTATATCGGCGGCGTGCATGTGCCGGTTAACGTGGCGACGACGGACACCGTGACCACGATGGCGGCGGCAACCGCAGCGGCGATCAACGCGATGGATGAGTTGCCGGTGACTGCGTCGGCGGCGGTTGGCGTGGTGACGTTGACTTGTCTGTGGAAGGGCATTCTCGGCAACGACATCACGGTGCAAATGAACTACTACGGCACGCGCGGCGGTGAAATCACACCGCCCGGGCTCGCCGTGACGCTGCCGGCGACCGGTCAGTTGGCCGGCGGCACCGGCACGCCGATCTTTACCAATGCAATCCTCAACATGGGTGAAGAACCGTTCGAGTATGTCGCGATGCCGTACACCGATTCGACGTCGTTGGCGGCGTGGAACCAGGAATACGGTTTCACAGATACTGGACGCTGGGGTTGGCAGCGGCAATTGTTCGGCCATGTGTTCTCGGCCAAGCGCGACACCTATTCCAATCTGATCACGTTCGGCGGCACGGTGAACTCCGGTGTCGAGTCGATCATGGCGGTCGAAGTCAAGGCGCCGTCGCCGGTGTTCGAATGGACGGCGGCTTATGTGGCCAAGGCGCAGCGCGCTTTGATCAATGATCCGGCGCGACCGTTGCAGGCGCTGACTTTGAACGAGATCAAGGCCGCGACGATCAACAACCGGTTCAAGTTCTCCGAATTGAACTCGCTGGCGTCAACCGGGTTCGCGATCCAGAAGATCGGCGGTGATGGTCAGCCGATGATTGCGCGAGAGAACACGACTTATCAGCTCAATCTCTACGGCCAGCCGGACGATGCTTATGAGCTGGTCACCACGCTGGCGACGCTGGCCAAGCTGCTGCGCAATCAGCGGCAGGCGATCACCAGCAAGTATCCGCGGCACAAGCTGGCCAATGACGGCACCAAGTTCGGACCGGGTCAGGCGATCGTGACGCCGGGTATCATCAAGGGCGAGCTGGTCGCGCAGTACAGTCAGGACATGTTCTCCGGGCTGGTCGAAGACCTGACCAATTTCAAGGCGCATCTGATTGTCGAGCGCGATCCCGACAATCCGAACCGCGTCAACGTGCTGTACCCGCCCGATTTGGTCAATCAACTGCGCATCTTCGCCGTGCTGGCGCAATTCCGTCTGCAGTACGATCGTGGCGTAGACACCGCTATCATCGGACCGGCATCGCCGCCGTTCAACGCCGCGTCGGGCAACCCATAAGCATTTCTCAAATAGCAGGAGGATAAAGTGGCGACACGCTTCGCAGGGACCGCCTTTGTGTCGGTCGATGGTCAGCAATACGCATTGCGCGGCAATTTGACCGTGTCTCCGTCACCGGTCGAGCGCACCATGATCGCCGGCCAGGACGGCGTTCACGGTTACCAGGAATTGCCGCGCGTGCCTTACGTGGAAGGTGATTTCTCCACGATCCCCGGCTTCAGTCTTGAGACGCTGTTGACGCAGACCGATTCCACGGTGATCGCGCAATGCGCCAACACTTACGAGTACGTGCTGCACAACGCGGTGATCAAGGGCGGCTTCGAGGCCAACACCCGCGATGGGCAGGTGCGGATTCGCTGGGAAGGTCTAAATTGCGAAGAAATCCAACTGTAGCGCGTCTAATCGCGACTTAGTCCGCACGTGAAGTCGGACAAGAGCTTAACAGCCGTCTTGCGACAGCCAGAGCGTCGTCGCGATTAGGCGACAAGCAGACATTAGCACAAACCCCTGAAAC